CTTTCTGAAAATGCAACAAACATAGGTAGCACATCAAAAATAAATTTTATTTCAGGTGCTGGAGTAGATTGGTCTATTGTAAATGATGCTATTAATAATAGAATAAATGTAGCAGCTAACTCTATAAATGCTTATGTAACACCAGAGTTAAATTTAGTAGGAAGAAGTTTAATATCTGATGATGCTGGAAAATTTTTAATGGTAGATTCAGCAACACCAACAACAATGACAATTCAATTAAATAGTACATTTAATATTCCAGTGGGTGCTGTTATAAAAATAAGTCAGCAAGGAACAGGTAATGTTACCATAAACGGTGTACCAGGTGTGAACTTATATAATGGTGGGGGAACTACCATTCCAGGTCAATATAGTGTTGCAACAGTAACAAAAACAGATACAGACACATGGTATTTAGAATTTAGTTTAGTATAAAATTATGAAAACAATATTTACAAAATTAGTAATGTCCGCTGGGTATAGAGATACTGCACATTTTATAGATAGTGCTTTTCATCCACAACTAGGGGGAACTTGTGTTGGGATCAGTGCTTTTTTTGCAGGTCTTGCATATTACTTTAATGCAATATTTGGTATTGTATTACCAGTAGGTATTGGTATTATACTCTTGTTTGGTCTTGAATTCTATACAGGTCTTAAAGCTTCTAGAAAAGAAGGTAGAAAATTTGATTCAGAACTCTTTGGAAAAGGTTGGTTTAAGTTATTTGTTTACATGTTGATGATTGGTATATCACATGCAATGGCTGAGAATATTGTGATTAGACCTATTTTTGGTGTAACTTTTAATATTTATGAATGGTTGCACTATGGTTTCTATAACTATATTATTATAAATTTGTTCTGGTCTAATCTTGAGAATTTTAAAAGATTAGGTTGGACTGAACATATTGCTTTGTTAAAGCAATTGTCAAAGTATGTAAAAGATGAACCAATAAAACCAAAAGATGAAAGAGAAAACCCTTAGAGAAAGGTGGAAAGGTAAAACACCTAAGTTCTGGAAAAGAGTCCAAAGATGGGCTATTATTACAGGAGCTGTAGCAGGAATTATTATTGCTGCACCAGTAACATTACCAGCAGCAGTTATTACAACTGCAACTTACTTAGCAACAGTTAGTGCTACTATAGCAGCAACTTCACAGTTAACTGTTGAAGATAAGAAAGAAGAAGAAATTGTAAATCCCTAAATAAATAAAAATGGCAAAGAAAGCAGCAAAAGTCAAAGACATTGAAGTAGAAGTCAAGACAAAAAAAGTAAGAGTAAAAGCAGTCAAAAAAGACAAGAACGTAGACGTAGTAGTTGATACTCCTAAAGTAGACGTAGAAATTCACTCTACAGAAGAAACTAAAGAGTTTAAACTAGATAGTGAAAAACTAGATGTTAATGTAACTAAGACAGAAGAAGGTACTACTGTAGTAGTGGAATCTGAGAATAAGTTATTTAAAAAAGCTGGTGAATGGTTATCTAATTTTTGGGTAAAAAAATTCAACAAGTAATGGCAGAATTAGATCTTAAAAAGATAAAACAGGTACCTCTCTCAGAAGGACAGTATGTAAATGAGGAGACCAAAAAGCTACAGATTGTATTACATCATACTGCAGGAAACTCTTCTGCACCTGGTACAATTAAAATGTGGAATGCAGATGACAGAGGTCGTATTGCTACATGTGTAGTTATATCTGGTAAAGGTTTGTCTAAAGATACATTTGATGGAGAAATTGCTCAAGCTTTTTCATCTAGAAAATGGGCATACCATTTAGGTATTAAACCAGATGTATTCCGTGCAAATGCATTACCTTATAGATCATTAGATCCACTTTCAATAGGAATTGAAATTTGTAATTGGGGACCACTTACACAAAAGTCAGATGGTAAGTATTATAACTATGTAGATAGAGTAGTACCTAATGATCAAGTATGTGAGTTAGCAGTTCCTTACAAAGGACACAAGTATTATCATGCATATACAGATGCACAGATTGAATCTGTAAGGCAGTTACTTGTATACTGGGGTAAGATACATGGGATTCCACTTACATATAATGAAAAGGAAATGTGGACTGTTTCTAAGAATGCTTTGTCTGCAGTACCGGGATTGTATACTCACAACTCCTATAGAAGAGATAAGAGTGATATTAGTCCTCAACCAAAAATGATAGCAATGCTTAAAACATTAAAGTGATGAAATTTAGAAACAGCTGGAAGACCCATAAACCTAACTGGAAGACAATAACTATTAGATGCCGGTTATCTTTGATAGACTTTTTTTCTATTGAAGTAGATCCTCAAAGAAACTTTTATTCTATAACAGTTCTGAACTTAACTTTTAAAAATAGATAATCATGAAAACAAAAACAAGTGTTAAACCAGTTAAAAAAATGGCTGCTGGTGGGGCATCTAGTGAATGTGCACAATGGCCAGATAAACCAGGATGTAGACATTCTAAAGCTCAAAGAGTTAATAAAAGAAGAAAGTTCTGGAATAGTGATGCTGGTAAAACTATCAAAAAAATTGGTGTTGGTGTTGGTGCTGCAGGAGCTGCCGTTGGTGCTTATGCTAAGAATGCTTTTGGTGTAAAAGACAAAATCAAAGAACTTACAGGTCAAAAGAAAGGTGGTGCTGTTAAGAAAAAATATCAAATGGGAGGGGGAATGCCTGCATCTGGTGGTAATACTAATACTACTCAAGCACAAACTCTTAAACCACCTATGAAAAAAGGAGGGGTAACTAAAAAGTACCAAGCTGGTGGTGGTGCATCTATTGTAGCTGCTATGAAAAAAGGTGGAGCTACCAAAAAGAAAAAATAATAACCACTTAAAGTATACAAGTCCAGGTATTTTCTATGCCTGGATTTTTTTGTTTAAACAATTTCTGTTTAAACTTTTATTGTATATTTGTCTAAACTTTAATTAATATATCATGGAAAACCAACAAATGAATGAGGAGTTATCTCCAGAACAACTAGAAGCAAGAAGAGATGAAATGAAACAATTCTATGAAAAGTCTCTTCCTTATCTTGAAGCACAAGCTAAGTATGAAAAGTTACTTACTGAAGTTGAACAAGCAAGATACCAAAGAGCAACTATGCAGATTAACTATGCATCAATGATGGCTGCTGCTCAAGGTCCTGATTTAGATGAGGATGATGAAAGAGAAGATCTTCACCCACATGCTGTACCAACACCACAACCTGTAGCACAAGCACCTGCTGGAGGTAAAAAACTAAGAAAGGGTTAATGGCACTTGTCAATCAAGTACAGAAAAGGGTTAGAATGCCCAAATGGGATATTGTTAAGTTTCAGATTCTTACTCATTGTTATGTCAATCGTATAACAATGAGTGAATCTGATCTTGACTGTCTTACTTTACTTAGTTTTAATCAACCTATAGAGCTTAGTAATTTTTGTCTTGATGCTTCTTCAGAAGAAGATTGGATTTTTAAATCCCCTCAAACTGTTAGAAACAGTATAAATAAAGCTGAGAAAATTGGACTTATAATTAAGGATGCAAGTAACAAAAAAGTTATCATGTTAAATCCAGACTTAAAAGTTCAAACTGAAGGTACTATACTATTAGACTATAAATTTTTAGGGAATGATACCGAAGAAAGCAAATAGTTTATACAAGGAAATAACAGAAGAGTTTGATGTCTCTGAAGATTTAGTAGAAAGCTTAGTTGAAGACTACTATAAAACATTAAGAAAAAAAATGAGTGGCTTAAGTGACCTAAGATTAAATGTAGATGGATTAGGTCACTTTGTTATTAAGATACAGAAGGTAAAGAAAGCAATACCTCATTATGAAAAAGTTCTACAAAATCATGACACCTCAACATTCGGTGCTTATCATAACAAAAAGAGTGTGGAAGAAAAACTAGAACTTTTGAATAAAATTCATGTGAAAGCTGAAGAAGAATTATTAAAAAGAAAAACTTTTAAAGATGAAAAATACTCTCAAAATAATTTGGCAGAACCGGAAGCAGATACTGGAGGGGATAACTAATACAGTTATCAGAGATGAAACAGTAGAAGAAATTGCCAGGTTAAGATATTCTATTTGTGATGAATGTCCAAGTAAAGGAAAGAAGTGTGCTGTAAAAGGTACTGCCCCATGTTGTAATGAATGTGGATGCTCACTTAATTTTAAAACCAGATCACTTGCTTCTGATTGTCCATTGGGTAAATGGGAAGCTCTTGCTACTGTAGAAGAAGAAGATGAATTAGATAATCTTAAAGATTAATATTATGATTGTATTTAATGCAGATGATCATAGTTACAGAAGTCTTGATGACAGTAACATTGATTGGATAAGTGTAACCACACTTGTTTCCCATTTTAAGAAACCATTTGATGCTAAGAAGATAGCAGAAAAAGTTACTAAAAATAAGAACTCAAAATGGTTTGGTATTGATCCTGTATTGATACAGCAGATTTGGACTAATGAGGGAGATAGATCTACTACTCTTGGTACATGGTATCATAATCAAAGAGAAACTGACTTGTGTGCATTAGCCTCTATGGAAAGAGAAGGTGTTACTGTACCTGTATTTAAACCATCAGAAATTAAAGAAGGAGTTAAGATTGCTCCTTCACAAAAACTTGAACCCGGGGTTTATCCAGAACATATGGTCTATTTAAGATCAGCTGGTATCTGTGGTCAATCAGATTTAGTTGAGGTAGTCAATGGTAAAGTAAATATCATTGACTACAAGACTAACAAGAAAATTGATATGGAATCTTATGTGGATTGGGAAGGTAAGTCTGATAAAATGGGATTTCCTGTAGATACATTAGATGATTGTCATTTTTATCATTATGCTTTACAGTTGAGTATTTATATGTATATTATACTGAAGCATAATCCTAAATTAAAACCAGGAAGAATATTTATTCATCATGTTACATTTGAAGTAGAGACTGAAGATAACTGGGGATATCCTGTAACTAAAAAAGATGAGAATGGAGAACCTGTACTAAAAGAGGTTAAGCCAATTTCAATACCTTATTTGGTAGATGAAGTTATTGCAATTTTTCATTACCTTCATGATAACCGTGGTAAAATTAAAAAGAAATGATACTAACTAAACTATTTGATGTTCAGAATGGAGTGGTAATTCCTACTGAACATTGCTATACATTAAAGGCACTTAAAGATGTGATGGATGAATATCCTGATGATTATCTTAAAATATACTTGTACCTATTCTATATGTCCTGTCCTAATCCGGATTTAAATCCATTCTTCTTTACTCCCGATGTAGATAAGGAACATTTAATCTTGGATCAAATTGGAGCAGAGTTCTCTACTGAAGATGAAACAGTCTTTGTAGCATTACAGTTTTGCCAGAGAATGTATGAAACACCTACATCCAGAGCTTACAAAGGAATTGCATCTATGTTAGATAGATTAGGAAGATATATGGAAAATACTCCTATTACTCATGGTAGAGATGGTAACTTTAACTCACTAATTGCTGCTGCTAAAAACTATGAGGCAATTAGACAATCTTTCAAAGGAGCTTATAAAGATCTTCAAGAAGAACAACAAAGTAAAGTAAGAGGTGGACAAGGACTAGCATATGACATGTAATGAGTGAAATTTATCAAGACATACCAACCTATGAAAACGGAAACTGGACAACCACAAGTTTTGAATCCAGAGAGGAGTTCAGCAACTTCATCTTTAGTGTATTTAAAGAACCTGGAGAGTACAACTTCAATGAAACTACCAATACTGTTTTCATATCTGAGTCAACCAAATTCAAAAAAGATAGAGTATACTGTACAGCTCCCTTTAAGTCAAAAGACTTTATAAACTATTGGGATGATCAGAAGACCAAATGCAGAAAAGGAATCATAGTTAAAGATGGTGACTTAACTTGGTTTGTATGTAGAGAATACTACATGTGGTTAAACTTTCTACCAATATTTGATAAAGAAGAACAGAACTTTGGTTTTGCTAAAATTAGAGATGCTCAGTATCATTTAGCACTCTATGAACTTCTTGCTGAACTTAACTACAAACATGCAGCAATTTTAAAGAAACGTCAGATTGCATCTTCTTACTACCACATGGGTAAGTTTATAAATCAACAATGGTTTGAAGCCGGGGTTACTCTTAAGATGGGTGCCAGTCTTAAAGACTACATCAATGAGAAAGGATCTTGGAAGTTTTTACAGGAGTATGCAGCATTCTTAAATGAACATACTGCATGGTACCGTCCTATGTCACCAGACAAAGTAATGATGTGGCAACAGAAGATTGAGGTAAGAAAAGGTGATAGAAAGAATGAAGTTGGTCTCAAAGGTACTATTCAAGGTATGTCATTTGAGAAAGATCCTACAAATGGTGTAGGGGGTCCGGTTAAATACTTCTTCCATGAGGAGGCGGGGATTGCTCCTAAGATGGATCAGACATATGAGTACATGAGACCAGCAATGAGATCTGGTTTAATTACTACGGGTATGTTTATAGCTGCAGGATCTGTGGGGGATTTGTCTCAGTGTAATCCACTTAAGGATATGATCCTGAATCCTACATCGAAAGATATATATGCCGTACAGACTAATCTAATTGATGAAAAAGGTACTGAAGGTTTGTCAGGTTTGTTTATTCCTGAACAGTGGTCTATGCCTCCATACATTGATGACTATGGTAATTCACTTGTAGAAGAAGCTGTAGAAGCATTAGAAAAACAATTCAAACAATGGAAAGATGAGTTGTCTCCGGAAGACTACCAGCTACGTATATCTCAGCATCCTAGAAATATTAAAGAAGCATTTGCATATAGAACAGTATCAGTATTTCCTCCACATCTTCTTGCTGCACAAGAAAGAAGAATAGAAGAAAAAGAATATGGGTTTGAATATCTAGATATATCTACTGATATAGAAGGAAAACCTTCAGTTACTAAGAGTAACAAGAGACCTATCATGGAATTCCCAGTTAATAAAAAGACAGAGGATAAAACAGGATGTCTTGTTGTATGGGAAAGACCAGTAGCTAATCCTACCTTTGGAATGTACTATGCATCTGTTGACCCCGTGTCTGAAGGGAAAACAACTACTTCAGAATCCCTCTGTTCTATCTATGTGATGAAAGCTCCTATTGAAGTAACCAAAGTTACCGGAGTAGAAACAGAAACTTATATAGAGCAAGGTAAGATAGTGGCAGCTTGGTGTGGTAGATATGATGATATAACTAAAACCCATCATCAACTGGAACTAATAATTGAATGGTACAATGCATGGGCACTAGTAGAAAACAACATCTCACTCTTTATACAGTATATGATTCAAAGGAGAAAACAAAGATATCTGGTACCTAAGAGTCAGATAGTTTTCTTAAAAGACTTAGGATCTAATAATAACGTATTCCAGGAGTATGGTTGGAAGAATACCGGTACATTATTTAAGGCACATCTTCTTAGTTATGCCATAGAATATACTAAAGAAGAATTAGATCAAGAACTTAAACCAGACGGAACTGTTGTCAGAACAACCTATGGTATAGAACGTATTCCTGATCCTATGTTGATTAAGGAAATGAGAGAATATGCAGATGGAGTCAACGTGGATAGACTAGTTTCTTTTGCAGCATTAGTATCTTTTATGAAAATTCAAGAATCAAATAGAGGATTTACTAAGAGAGTGATCATGGATGATGTAGCTAAAAACTTGCAAAAGTCAGAAAATTTGTTTAAATTAAATAAGAGTCCG